CCTGCGACATGGTAATTTAAAAGATTAGATTCTAATGACTGTCTTAGCTTCTGAGCTTCTTGAATATATTGAGGAGTGTAGTAACTAATGAACTTCATAAGACTTCTGTTATAGCCTTTCTAGGAAAACAGTTGATGGCTGTATCTCTACTGCAATTAATTATTTCTAAGCCAGCATTTTGCATAAGAGGATAAGCATTCTCCATATGCTTAATCCATCTTCTCATATCAGGGCTTTTGTGCAATCTACCTTGATGTCTACCATGCCAATGCTGACCTGAGTTTTGATAGTCATATCCTAATAATAGTATGCGCCTAAATCCATGAATAAAAGCTAGGTTTAAAGCCTGAAAGCCCCCATTGTTGCCAGTTGCAATTCTTTCTGTGTCGCAGAATAAAGCCTCTGCATCATGCTCAATATAATTTAAGTTATATTTCTTAGATGCATTTTCATTGAGTGTCCATTTAGCCCCTGCAAATTCAGGCTTATAGTGATCCCACCATTCCTCATCACAGGCATAAAGAACATCTGCCCAAGGTGCAATCTGATAACAGTTATTGACTACATAGACCGAAGCCTTGCCTTGGCAATAATTAACATCTTCTTTAGTTAGGCTAGTTCCACTAGCTATGCAAACAGCAGTTTTCACATTCCTATATTAAGCCTGTAAAACTGCAATAAGTTTTGAACTGTAGGATTGACCTGATAAGCCCTTTCACCGCCTGCTTCTCTATTGGAATATAGATCACCAATAATAAGCATCATGGCAAACTTTAAAGGATCAGGCAAAGGATTTGTATCAGGGCTACCACCTGAAGTAAAGCCAACCACATAGCGAATCTTTACATTGTTTTCCTGATCATAAAGATTAGGATAAGTAACATTGTAAGCAGGATAAATACTTGCTGGCTCTGAGTAGTTATCAAGAATATATTGAGTAGAGCTTAGAGTTTGCTGAACTCCATTTTCATCTAAATATTTAACTGAAGTAATTGATTGAACTGGAGAAGATAAATCAATCTTATCCTTCCATCCAGTAAGTGCAAGCTCAACAGTTTGTTGTGCAATAAATCTATTTAAATAATTTTCTAGATGCTGTCTAGAAGCTGTAATTAGTGCGCTAATTAGCGCTGTATCTGTTGGACTATCATCTAAGCGCAAATACTCAGATACATCTGCAACAGTAATAGGCTCAAAAGATGGTGCAGTAATAATCTTAGTTGCCATTTTTGCGCTTTCTTACTTTTTTGGTTTCTACTGTTTTTTCAATATGTGGCTTAGTTTCAATCTCATTCCATTTTACAGGCTTAAATTCTGTTACTAATCCTGAACCAAGCCAATAGTAAGCTATGCCATCATCACAATCAAATACTTGACCAGTTGTAATATCACCCATAATTGGGCTTATAAAATCTCTTTGTGCTTTTACTAGCATGATAAAAATGGGAAGGAGTTTCCCCCTTCCCTATTTTAATACCCTATCAAAGAGTCAAATTACCATATTGAATGGAAGCAGGGCGATAAATTGCCAAGCCTAAGCGAGCTTCTGCACGAACTGTAACCAAATTCTTTTGGAAGTTGGTATCATCTGCTTCACTCATCTCAACAGTAGTGCCTTGGCGATTCCATACCTGTGCTGCAACATCCATTGCGCCAACCATAAACTTACCAGCAGTCATAGTATTTGTAGCTACAACTGGCAAGCCCCACAATGTAGGTGCAAGTTTCTGAGGTGAACCAAAGACATATGCATCATCAGTTGTCTTAGTTCTCTCAATAGCACCCCAATCAGCAGGATTCAGGATGATTGCAGTAGCATTGTAATCAGCAGCAGCTACAGCATAGATAGCACGATTGATGCTATCAATCGCATTATCACCGCTTACTGGTGTAAATGCTGTGAAATTACCTGATTTGGTAAGACCGCCAATGTTTTGACCTGAGCCATTACCATTAAGCAACTGTTGATCAATGCGAAGATCAACACCATAGCGCAGGCGAGTATCTACATAGCTGGCTAATGCTGGTGCATCATCCATAACTTGCTTAGATAACTTGAGCCAATGAGCAATAGTCTTAACTGGTGCGCTGACTAATTCAAATGTCAAAGCAGATTCAGGCTTAGTTGCACCTTCAGCAGTTTCAGCAGCATTAGTTGTATATGTAAGTTCTCTTGTATATTCAACTAAGTTTGAAGAAGTTGTGCCAAATGGAAGAACATCCCGAATACGCAAAGTGCGATAAGCGCCACTTACAATACCTGATTGACGCTGTGGTGCTACGATTGTGTCGCTGTTAGCAGCAGGAGATCCTGATTGACCAGTAATGGTATTCTTGATCTCTAAGCGAGCTTTAGAAGTGCGACCTTCTGCAAATGCTTTGAACTCATCAGAGTTAGCAAAAGCCTGTCCTAAAGTCATAGGTGCTTCATAACCCTTTTTGATAGATTCAGCTTGCTTCTGCTCAATCTCAAGAAGGCGATCACCCATTACTTTTAGTTCTTTAGCAGCTTTTTCAGCAGCTTCTACAGCAGATTTGCTTTCTGTTCCTGCGCTTTTGAGCATAGCATCAATTTCTGATTGCTTTTTCTCAATAGCTTCTACTACTTGGTTTAGTTGATCCGACATAATTTATCCTTTGATAATGTTGGTTAAGCGATTAATAATCAATGCTTGTTCAATCTCAGTCTTTACCTCATCCCGAAGCACCAACTTAATTTGCGCCAGCAAAGCCTTTGCGCTTGAGTTGCTAAGGTTTGCTGAATCTCTCAGAAATTCCTCAGCTTCTCTAATACTTTTAATTCCTTCAATATCTAATTTTACAGAATCTAATGAGATTCTTGCACTATTATCTGCTGGATTATCTACAACAGATACTTCTACTAGATCTATTTTTTTCAAATATCTAATGCCATCCCTAACATCATAGCCACCATCAGGAATCTTAAAGCCAATAGATAAACCATCTACAGTCTTATTAATCATGCTGGCATAGATAGCATCAGCAGTAGGATGCCCCAAAGATAACTGACCTTTTACATAAAGTCCTCTTGTATCTTCTTCCATACTCATCCATTTTCCGATTGTTGCAGGCATATCAGATCTATAAGATGTGTGATTAAAATACATTGAAACAGGGCGATTGCGATTAGAAATAGTATCTTGATAAGCGCCCTTTAGGATGGTGTCATTGTAGGAATCTACTCCATCAAATACAGAAGCATATCCTTCAAACATTCCTAGATCAGCAATTTTAATTTCTGCTGAAGCAAAATTTAACATTTTCTTTTCTAACATAGGCTTCTTTCCCTGCTTTTCTTCATCAATCCTATTTAACTGCCTGTTCTTGGCATTAGCCCAAGTCTTTCCTACATCACCACCCCACAAAGCCCAAGCAATTCTGCCAGCGCTAGGGTATCCATCTTCACCCTGACTAAAACCCTGACCCTGCTTATCTACTTCATGCCTTGCAAAATAACTAACCATCCTTCTTATAGTTTCGGCTGATAGCTCTCTTTTGTTAGCTAGATCTCTAGCTCTTGCTACACCTACCTCTGTGCCACCTCTATTAAACTCATCTCTCCAAGCCAAACCTCTTTTTGCTTCTTCTGCCATTGAATCAGTAGGGGTTAAATCAATTTCTTCACCTCTATAAGTTGCCTTCTCATCCCTTCTGCCCCAAACTGCATAGCAAAAACCAGCCCTTTGTTCTTGATCAGGAAAATCTTCTACTGCTTCTGCATCACCCATACACCTTGAGATAAACTCTCTTTCAGTTTCATCATCCCTAGGTGTTGGCATATTCTTTTCCCATCTTTTGCATATAATAAACTAAAACTATCAAGCTACCAATAGCAATAGCAAATCTTCATTAGGAATACCAAGCTGACCTTCTGCGATTAAATCATTTGATGCAACTGAAGTTTGTAGTGAAAAGACATTTGCTCTAGCGCTAATGAATATCTGACCGCTTGCAGAAATATTTTCTACAAACATTTGTGTAGTTACTGGAACAATTAAAGCCTTAGCCCCTCTGCTTTCTAATGGTGCATAGTGTTTTCCACCTCTACCAACTTCTGATGCAACTTCTTGTCCACTTGCGCTTACAGATCCTAAATTACTTTGTAAACCAACACCATTTAAAGAAAAAACAGGATTTTGTGTAGCATTTGCACTAATTTCTGCAACAAAACTGCTAATTTGTATGCCTGAAATAGATGTAGAATCCTCAATTTCTGCTGTTACATTCCCTAAAAATATTGATAAATCTAAGCCAGTAATGATAGTTGTAGCGCTTTGTGTGCCATTTGCGCTGATATTTTGAGCAGTAGATGTAGCTTCTTGCCCTGTAATTTCTATTGAATCTGTAACTATTGGGCTTATATTGCCTAATGCTGAAGCCATTTGTAGCCCATTTGTAGCTACATTGCTATTTTGAATACCACTTGCAGTTATGTTTTCTGCGCTAGAAGTAAGGGTTATCCCTGATATTTGTATAGTATCAGAAACAATTTCAGCAATATTGCCTGCTGTAGCTACTAATTGAATTCCAGTAACAGTAGTAGTAGGGCTTAATACTCCGCCATTATCAAAATTGCCTGATGCAGAATCAAATAAACCATAGCCATCATCAAACTGAATAGCCATTAGGCAATTCTAATAAGCGCTGTAGCCCCTGCTACTGGTAGATCAATGGTAAAAGTTCCTGAAACAGAAACTACATCACTACCAAAATCAAAACAGGCTACAGCTTTGTTAGTTTTGCTTGAGTTATATATTAAGCAACCTCTAGCAGTTATGGTGCTATTTGCCCAAGATGGATCAGAGAAAGTAATATAAGCTGTGCTTGTAGATAGACCACTAACATATCCAGTTAAGGTTTTTCCGCCTGCATCATAGCCTGTTCCACTAACTTCATTAGAAGAAGAATAAGCTGTAGTGCCTGCGCCTAAAGTAGCAGAGCTAGTATATAAAGCAATCTTATAAGTATCTGTGGAAGCATGAACTCCCTCAAGAATCTCTTGCTTATAGGAATTACAAATTGCTGTAGTGATTGCCATGATTATCCTTCTGTAGATTCTGCGCCTGTTACATTACCCTTATCATCCCTGACTAGCTTTATAGTCTTTTTGGATGGCTTACCATCTGTTTCTTGCTTCAATGTTAAATTAATTGGTGTGCTTTCAACTGTGATATTGGGGTTTAGATCAAACTTTAATGGCTGTTTTTCATTATTCATAGATGATATTTGAGCCTTTAGTTCCCTATCCATATTGCTCATAGCACCCAAAATCTGCTCAGTTTGCGCTGGCTGTGGATTAGAAAGAGTAGTAATAGGTGTCATTTGTGCCTGTAAATAAGCAACATCACCACCTAATATTGGCTCTAAGCCTTCTCTTTGTCTGCATTCATTGATAGTTTTAAAGCCTGACATAATAGCTTCTTTGTAAGTTGCGTATCTAGTCTGCTCATCACCTCTAAGTAGTGCGCCAAAATCAAACTCAAACTCAAAGTTGCGCTTATCATCTGCTGACAATAGAGTGTTTCGGATAGCAGCTTCATACCTTTCAAGGTATGGTCTTAGTCCTAATTTATAAAATCCCTCAACAATCTGTTGAATCCCTGAACCCCAAGTAGTGCTTGCTGATGTGTCATTAATTAAGACTGATGGCACACCAAAGAATCTAGCAATATCTTCAATCTGAAATCTGCGAGTTTCTAAGAGTTGCACATCTTTAGGATTCATAGATACTTGCTGATAAGTCATACCAGCTTCTAGAACTCTTAGCGGATCTCCTGAGCCTTGCTGTAAATCTGCGAAGGCTAATCGAATCTGTTCTCTTTGCTCAGGCTTTAGAAGTTTATCAATAGTCAAAACTCCAGTAGGCTTAAAGCCATTAGAAGCTAAAGTCTTAACTCTATCATCCCCTGCAATACCAATTCCAATAGCATTGCGAGCATAAGCAAGAGGAGAAAGACCAACAATGCCATTGCTCATCAGCTTAATATGCCAAATGCTCTCAGGGCTGTAAACTGAAACATCTGTTCCTGAGTTATATCTATAGGTTACTGTGCCATCTGTAAGCAAAGCTACTTCCATTTGCTCTGCCATCAAAGGCAATAAACTTATAATGCGCTTACCAGTTCCCCTAGTAATGTGTGCATAAGCATTACCATGCAAGGCTAATTGCATAGTCATTGTTTCAAAGAACTCTAATCTGTTTTGATATTTGTTTGGTTTGTTAGCAAATAGCTCTGCAAGAGGATGGCTATTATCTAAAACCCTAGTGCCATCAGCTTCAATCCTGTAGCAGTTGATAGGAAGCCCACCAATGGTTTCAGAAAGCAACCTTACACAAGCCCAAACTGCTGAGAGCTTTAAAGATGTATCTTCATTTACTGTTACATTTGCTATCTGATAAGAGCCTGCATTTGCTTGCTGTAAGCCAGCCTGTCTTTTGCCAGCTATACCAAAGCCAAATAATAGAGTTGAATACCATGCCATATTTATAGCCTTATCGGATTAGCCAAGAAGTCGTCTAAACTCCCATGCTCATTACTATTTGCAATAGCCCTGCTTAATGCCATAATCAAAGCTACTACTCCATCAATCTTATTCTCATGCCTTTCTTTTCTTGGATAGATATTGTCCTTTGCATCCATATGACAAACTACATTACTAACCATCCAAGTAAGAACTGGATCACCATTGTGATGAAATTTTTTATCTAAGACCAAGGCTTCTAATTGCTTCATTGGCTCACTAAAATTCAACACAGTTGGACGAACCTCAACCATATTTACACCCTGATTAAGCAAGCGCATTGACAACTGAGTAGCCTGAAATGGATCATATGGCACTTCTATTACATCAAATTGCTTGCAATCTTCTAGGATTTTATTCTCTATCACCATAAAGTCAATGATTGCGCCATCAGTAACAGTAAGTAATCCAAGACTTTCCCATCCTGAGTATTGCGAGTTCTCACCTTTATCTACAGTTTCTCTAGGCAAATAATAATCACCGAATGCATAGTAATGACCATTCCTTTCAAATAACAACATCTTTGCTGCAATATCTGTTTTAGAAGCTAAGTCTAAAGCTATGTAGGCTGGCTCACCTCTAAAATCTTCTACACTTAAAGATGAATCTGTGCAGGCTTCCCATGCCCTCATATCCATCCAGCTTACATCTGCATTAACCCATTCATTCAAATGCTTTGTTCTAAAGTTGTTGGCTGCGCTAGGCATACTCATGGCTTTAGATTGCAAAGGCAAAAGAACTTCAGGCATTACAGAAACTCCCCAGTTAGGGTTAGCCTTTTTTAAGGATTCTTCTGTAGTCCAGTCATCATCTTTATCTAATCCATAAATAATCCCAAATTGGGTATCATCATGCCCAGTTTTTTCTAAGACTTTGCGAACAAATCCCCTAACTTCATAGCAAATACCAGCCCTATTAGAGCCTGCTGTAGTAATAACCCACAGCATAGATTGGCTTCTCTTGCCTATAGAAGTTTCTACAACATCATAAACACCCCTAGTTTTATGGGCATGAAGCTCATCTATGATTGCAAAATGAGTGTTTAAACCATCTAATGTAGAACCTTCAGCGCTTAGGGCTTCAAACTTTGATGCTGTTTTTAGCTGATTAATATTATGTGCATTAACTTCTATGCCAAAGTGCGACCTTAAACCAGCAGTTCTTTTTGCCATTTGTTGAGCATCACCAAAAACAATCTTGGCTTGATCCCTTGTAGTAGCAAAGCTATAGACCTCTGCACCGCCCTCACCATCTGCACAAAGCATATACAAACCTATGGCGCTACTAATTGCACTCTTGCCATTACCCCTAGGAACTTCAATATAAGTCCTGCGAAAGCGCCTGTAGCCTGTTTCTTTATGCACCCATGAGAACACAGTCATTAGAATAAAGACTTGCCAAGGCTCTAGCTGTATTGGCTCACCAGCCAGCTTGCCTTTAATATGTGGAAGCTGTTCTACAAAGGTGCAAACTCTAGCGCCCTTAGATGCATCATAGATGTAGGGAAAGTCTTTATCCCCTTCTCTCATCAAATCATCTAATTGCCTTCTACAAGCTAATGCAACATATTTGCTACATAAGCCCTCATTTTGTAACATATGCGATACATAATCGGATGCTACTTTTTGATAATCAGCCATTAGCTAATACCGACCAAACATCATCCTCTATTGCTTCTTCAGCTAAAACAATCTTAGATCGACTTGTAGGGGTAAACCCTAATTCAGATGAAGCCTTCATCATAATGCTTGCTTGCTTATTCATATTGCTAAGATAAGGATTAACAATCGGATAGCCACTAGGAGATTTAATTACTTGACCAAGTGTTTTAACCTTAGATGCAGATTCTCTATAGGTTACATAAGCAGTAACCCAAATCTCTAGAATAGAAATATCTAATTTTTTTAATAAACCCTTTGGCGCATTGGCAATAGCATAGTTCCAAACATCGGTTTGCTCATCAGAAAAATAACTAGGTGGCTCTATAAGATCGCCAGTAGGTTTAGGCTCTCTCATATTAGCCCTGTCTTTTCTAAGAGTTCCCTGTATTAGTTTTAGTGCAGTTGGTTTAGGTTTTCTGCCAGCCATATTATTCTACAAGTTCTGCTTTCTTGCCTGTAAAATCTTCCCATCGCTTTACTATAACATCGCAATATGCTGGAGATAATTCCATCATAAAGCCTTGTTTTTTTCTTGTTTCACAAGCAATCAAAGAGCTTCCACTACCAGCGAATAAATCTAATACTGTTCTACATTCTTTTCCATATTGGTCATAGCACCATTCGGCTAGAGCTATAGGCTTTTGTGTTGGATGAACTCTTTTTTGACCATGCTCAGATTCTTTAATCATACCATTCCACATATGCTTAAATATTCTGACTGCTGTTTTTTGATTAGTCCAAGCCAACTCAGCATCTGCAAAGTTTCCTGTATTTTGCTTATCCCAAACAATCCAGCATGAACTATTATCTAAATAATTTGCATAATAATTACCGCCCCAGATAATCTCTACTTTAGCTTGTAATGTTTTTATTGTTTGGATTGATTCTATGGCTACATCAATAGAATCATCTCCAGCTATAGGAGCAAAATTGCTTGATTCAATAAATTTTGTTTTTCCTGCATTTTTTTTTCCGCCAACAAATCCGCCACCACCAACTTTATTTCTTGTAACTATTGATATTCCATAAGGAGGATCTGTATAAACCATATCTACAGAATTACCATCTATCAGCTTTTCTACATCATCTATGTTTGTAGAATCTCCACACATCAATCTGTGATTGCCAAGAATGTAAATATCGCCTAGCTTTGTCTTTGGCTCTACAGGAGCTTCAGGAACAGCATCCTCATCAGTTAAGCCTTCTACAACCTCTGGCTCTTTCATATCGGCTAATTCTTCATCGCTAAAGCCAAGTAGATTAATGTCAAAATCTACCTCTTTTAATTCTTCAATTTCAAGGCGCAGTAACTCTGCATCCCAACCAGCATTGAGAGCCAGCTTGTTATCTGCAATTACATAGGCTTTCTTTTTAGTATCCGACCAGCCCTCGGCAATCATTACAGGAATCTCTTTAACTCCTAATTTGCGAGCAGCTAAAACTCGACCATGACCAGCAATTATTTGACCGCCCTCATCTACAAGAATTGGATTTGGCCACCCCCACTCTTTCATTGATGCTGCGATTTGTGCGACTTGCGCTTGCGAGTGGATGCGAGAATTTTTTGCATAAGGAATTAATTTATCTATATTCCACTTCTCAATTTTGTCTGCTGGATTGCTCATAGTTCCTTTCTATTAATTCTCATTATTGATAGAGTCCCCCTATACTCATTTTGCCTTTGTA